GCCTCCCACGGCTCTTCGGGGACGACCGCGTCCCCGTGCCCCCAGTCAGCGAAAGCCGATCCGGGTCTCCTCGTCGAGTTCCGCGAACCCCTGTACGGCATCCGCGAGCGCGTCCCGGATGTGGGCCGGGAGCATAGCAATGTTCTCCTCGGTCGGGGCGAACCCCGCGGGTCCGGAGACCACGCCGACCCGGATATACTCGGTCTTCAGCGCCCCGAGTTCCTCCGCAGAGACGGTGTCCCCCCGCCGGCGCTTCCGCATCCGGACCGCTTTCGCCTCAATCTGGTCGCGTTCGAGCTGCGAGAGCGCCCGGACCGTGAACCGGATCTCCCCCTCACCGGCGGCGAAGACCATCTCCTTCGTTTCGCTCTTCTGCCGCTCAAATGTGGCAACTGCATCCTGCCAGGACAGATCAGCCATGTGATCACACCCCCGTCGGAACCCTGATCTCGATACTCGTGTCCCGCGGACCGACCGTGAGTGTCGACTCCAGCGAGCCTTTGTCGCCGAGCGGGAGCGGGGCATCCATGATCGTGCACTCCTTGAGCGTGATGATCACGGCATCGGTTGCGTTGACGACCGTGGACCCCGCCCGGATGAACGGGATCACGATGTCGACCGGATCCCCGTCGGCCCACGCTGCGGCGAACTGTGAGGCATCGGTCGGCAGGAACCCGATTTGCATGTCGTACTTGCCTTCCACCTCGTCCTCGGAGATGACGTACGCGCCCCTGGCGCCGTCGCCCCCCATCGCCGAGAGACCGTTCGCCCACTTCGCATCGATCGACGTGACCGACGCCAGCGGGGACCCGCCAACCGTTGCCCGGCCGCCGAGCATCCAGAACCGGTATGGCTGGAGCGCAGGAACGGTCGCCTCGGGGAACACAGACGCCGCGGTATCAACCTCCCGGGACGCCGCCACAAAGTCCATCGTGGCCACCAGAGCCTCTCCGCGCTTCGCGGACAGGGAGAGGTCCGCCTTGCACCCGATGAACGCCTCCACGAACGCCGCGTCCTCCTGCCAGTGCTGCACGGTGACGGTCGGGAGCGTGTCCAACTCCGTGAACTTCTTGCCCGTGTAGCCGGTCCCGGTGACGGCCTCACTCTTGCCGAGCGCGGCCTGGAACGGCACGTCTGCGTTGAGGACCTCGAACGGGATCGAGAACGCGAGATCGTACTCGTCCGCACTGTAGAGGAACGGCCCCCGGCGGTGCCCTGCGGTGCCTTTCGGGGTCTTCGGGTTCGCGACCGGCCAATCGATCGCGCTCGTGACTAGACCGAAGGGAGTCTCTGCTTTCGCTGCTTTCGTGTAGGGCACTGTTTCCGCGCCCCACGCGACCATGCCTTTGCTTGCCTGTAGTTTTCTGACCATCTTATGCTCCTCCTGGGGTAGTGTATACGGTTCCCTTGACAACGAATTTCCAGCGTCGGATCTGCTCGTTCGCATCCCAGTTCATCGGGATTCCCGGCGATACCTGCGGGTCCGTGAACCCGGCTGCGTTGAGCATATCGACGTTTCCTTCGACCCACGCCCGGACCTCATCGCGGATGCGGAACATCTGCGTCGAGGATTTGGCGTGGATCTCGATCCCGACGGCATACGTATGCTGCCAGAGGTCGGCGCGACTGTCCGGACGGTCGCCGACGTCGGATGCCTCGCTCACGATTATGTGAGGGTAGAGCAACCCCTGATCGGGGAACTCTGTCAGCACCATCGGTGCTGCACCGTTTCGCCTGGCGGACGAGGGATCGGAGATGTCACCGGTGGCGATCGCGGCCCGCAGGCCGTCCCGGAACAGGTCCCGGATGATCGCGGTGCTCAGGCTACTAGAAGAGATTTCGGTCGTTGTCATGGGAACCCTCATTTGAGTTCATTTCAGTTCTCCCGCGCATTTGCGGTGATGTTCGCGTCACTTTTCCAGTTCGCGGAACCGGGCCCGGACGTTGCGCTCCAGAGTCGGTGCGACTATGTCGGCAGCGAGTTGAGCCGGGGCAAACCCCCTGAGCCCGTGAACGGCGATGTGCCTCCTGATGTTGAGGATCATGTCGTCCCAGGTTTCCCCTTCGCGCGGGGTAAGCCCGGCCTCCTTCGCCCATCTGTCGATCGGCTCCGGCGGCGGCATCTTCTTCCCCGGGGTCCGACCGACCTCCGCGATCACGTGTTGTATCGTCTCTCCCTTCACGACGTACTCGTCTGCGCCGGGGAGTTCGGGGTAGACTGTGGTCCTGGCGATCGCCTCACCCGTGCCGACATATGGGCGACCGTGACCCCCGGCGGCCCCCTTACCAGCCTCCAGATTTTCCTGATACTGCTGTCTCGTCCGCTCTGCGGCTTTCCAGAGTTCTTCTGAGACGATCTGCCGGTAGTCCGGCAGGCCTTTATACGAGATTTTAATCTCGTAGGAGGTCCGGCTCACCCGACGGCCTCCTGTAGATAGATCGTGTTTTTCGTCACGCCCGTGAACGGGTGCCGGTCAGGTCGTACATCCGCGACCCGGTAGACACGATACTCGTCGCGGTCCAGGGTGCCGAGGGCGACGGTCCCGGGGGTGAATGCCACGGGATGCGCGACCGGGATGGAGGCTGAAACCTGCCCGGCGGGAGCCGGCAATTTCGGCGTGACTGTAACCGTCCAGATGTTCCCGGCCCCCTCCACGCCGATCGCGGCGGCGTCGGGGATGGTGACCAGGAGATCCGCCTGCCCCGGGCGGTTCGGGTAGACGCGGATGATCTCGCTGAGCGTTGCCTGGCAGGACGCTTCGACGCCGCGACCGGCGATGGTTCGGACCTCCTTCTCCCCGAGGGGCGAGACGACCGCCCGTAACGCCCAAACATCATAGGTTGACGCCTCCGGGGCGAACGAGTCGTAGTCGTCGAACGCTGCGTCGAGGCACCGGATCAGGAGTGCGGGATCCCCAAGCCTCGCAACCAGGGCCTCAATCGGGCCGGGTATCAGGTCCGGGTCCGGGATGCGTGCTGGGTTGACGTTGTAGAACTCCGCGAGCGGGAGTCCGGGGGTCGTCTGCAGGGAGATCGGGGGAGCCGTCACCCGCGCCACCCCCCGGAGATCAGGGCCACGGCGAACGACACTGCGACCGAGATTGCCGTGACGATCACGCCGTCGCGACCGAGCCACCTGTTCCGCTGCGCCTCGAGGACCCGGAGGCGCCCCTCGTGATCAGCCTGCGCCGTCAGGAGGTGCTTGACGTCGGTCCGGATCTCAATGAGGAGGTCTCTGTCAGTCTTCGTCTCCTCCATTCACGCGCCCCCTATCGGTCGATATCGGTCGAGCGTCTGCATCTGCTCCGGTGCGAGCCCCATCATCCGCGAGAGCTCCGAGTATGCGACGCTGTAGCCGTCCATACTCATCGAGGAGGCCCCCTTCGTCGCCCTGTTGCGGGCGGCGTGAGTCAGGGCTCCGATGACGAGGTCCTCGACGACGCCGGTGATCGCAGTGGGCGGCGAGACGTAGCCGTAGGAGTAGACGACCGAGACGTTCCGCAGTCCGGCGGGCCATACGAGGCCGTCGATGCGCTCCAAGATCCCGCCCCCGGGGAGGACCTCGTAATCGACCCCCTCGGCGAGTGCGACCCCGCCGACTGCGACCGAGGTCACGGAGATGATCGGCCAGCCCTTGAGCCGCAGCCGCCGGCGCCCGGAGCCATCGTACCGCTCAGAGACGTCAGCATAGTGGTCGAAATCCCGGCCACAATAGGTGTCGATGATACCCGATGCCTGCTCGATGAGATCCTCGACCAGAGACGCAAGAGCTGCCTCGCTCTCAAGCCCTAAATCGGCGTACGTGATGCCGGACCTAGTTAGAGTCCGGGTCACATCTCCGTATGCCGACATCTGCTCAGTCCCCCCGGTGCTTTGCGGACCACGCCACGTCGAGCGTGCCCCCCTCTGCAGGGGCCGCCGTGGCAACTGCCTTGATGCGGGCGAATGCCCACGCTCCGGAGACTCGGACATAGGTAGTCGCACCGGCCGCGAGCGTCGCGGACGCTGCAGCCGGGGTCACGAACCCGGTGACAGAGATCCCGCCGACGTCAGCTGCACCTACGGATCCATCTCCGGACTCGTTGGACTTGGCGAATGTCGGATCATCACCGAGGGCGGTCTGTACCGTGACGACGAGGGCTTGGTCGGTACTGTTCGTGACCCGGCAGATCCCCTCGCCCATCGTGCGGAGGTCGGCGATCGACGAGTAGACAGGGTCAGTGCCCGGGACGGCGACGCTCTCCGGAGTCGGGAGTACGCCTCTTGTCATCCGCATCACCGTCCTTTCTTAGGCTTTCCGTCGGTCTTCCGTTCACCATCTGCATCCGGTGCGCCAACTCTCTCCACCTCCGCTGCGGGCGGTGCCGGGGCGTCCTCAATCGGGGTGTGCCCCGCCTTTTTCAGCCGCTCGGTAAGAGCAGGGTCGTCCGGAGCCTCAAAGACCCCGTTGACGATCTCCGCGCTCTGCCGCAGGCCAAACGAGATCCTCCCGTTGGGGAGGCCGTTGTGCCGCCACTTCATGGTCTCCCTCACGCCTGCGGCCCGGCGATGTACGCGCACATCGTGACGGTGTTGTCCTTGCCGGTGCCGGCGGCCGCGTTGATCTCGACGGTCACGACGATCTGTGATTTGGTCTGCGTCTTAACATACCAGGCGACGATCTTGGTGGTCGAGGACCCCGCCCCCTTCGTCAGGAGCGGCGTGCCCGCGATTGCCGGGATCTGGTCGTACTCGTTGACCAGGTTGAACGTCAGGTCGACGGTAGTCGCGGTGTCTCCGGTTGTGTTGGAGACCTGCCAGTATTCTGCTGCCAGTGCGGCCCCGGGCACGAGATTGCCGGGGAAAACGGAGAGTTTTTTGGTAGTTGTCTGAGCCATGTGTGATCACCTCAGATGTTGTATGCTTTCAGGTACTTCCCCCACTTGCCGCCGGAGCGGTCGGCGCAGCAGTAGTAGTCGCCCATGACCCACTCATCGGAGAGTCCGCGGCGGCCGAGCGGGAGGAGGAATGGCGGCGCGAGCGACGGGATGATGTGCGCCCGCTTGTTGAGGATGTGGACGTCCCCCTCGTCCCCCGGAGTGAACGAGCCGCCCCAGTCTGCCTGGGTCTTGACGTTGTGGCTCGGGATGACCGGGACGCCCCAGATTGTGAGCCGCTCGGCACCGTAATTGACCTCTGACTGTCCGACCTCGGTCCGGCCGTGGACGTTGATCTCGTTGTCGAGCTCATCATGGAGGTCGTAGGACGTGCCGATGATCAGATCCTTCGGGTTGACGTTGTACCTCTTGCAGAGGTCTTTTACCTCGGCCTTGATATCCTTCAGGAGCGCATCGGTGCCGGAAAGCGAGACGCTGGACTTGTCGACCACCATGCCGCCTGCGGTCAGGGCCGTCGAGAATCCTTTGGGGGCCTGAGCGTCGCCGAGCCCGTAATCGGTCTTTGCCTGCGAGGGGTCACCGTAGAGCATCGCCTGCTCCTTGAGCTGCATGTTCTCGGCGAACCGGATGCCGAGCGCGGTGTCCCGGAGGCTGAACTGGTGTTCGGCGGCACGCTGCCCAAAGTCCGTGACGGACACGACATCTGCCTGGATCGTCATCGCCTCCGATACCTCGCCGGCGGTGAACCCGGAGGGAGTCTTGGTGGTGACGTTCGCACTCTCAGTTTCGCTCAGGAATCCGATCGGGTGGGCGCGGTTGGCAATGTTCATCCCCTTGAAGTAGGGCCCCTGCCACCCGACGATTGCGATCTCGTAGAGGAGCGGGGTGTCGGTGCGGAGGATGTCGAGGATCTCGGGGTCGTAGACGAGCGGGATGCCGGCCGCGACGGTGGACGACGTGACTGCCCCCTTGCTCCGCTCCGGGGTCTCGCTCTTCTCAAAGGCTTCTGTGATCCGCTTTACGACGAATCCCTTTGCCGCCTCGCGGTTTTCTTTGCGGGCGAACTTGCTCTGCACGCTCTCGGTGACTCCGCCCTCGCCAGAGGGGGAGAAACCGTGGTTCTTCCAGAAATGCCGGTATACTTCTCCCGGGTCAGTGAACCCGAGGGTCTCTGCGATTGTTGCCATTGCTGTAACTCACGGTATGATAAAGTCGGCCCTTGCGGTCGACTCGGCGTTCTTCTGCGGTTCCTTGACCTCGCGGGCGACGACGATCCCCCGCGGCCCCTTGCTCCGGGTCGCGACGGCCTTCGTCACGAGGGTCTTGATCTCGTCGAGGACGGCGAGGGACTTGAGCGCCTCGGTGATCGGGGCGAGTGCCTTGCCGACCTCCTCGGCGACGATCTGCCGGATCTGCGCCTCGTCGAGGACTTCGTAGGACTTCTCTTCCTCTTCGTCCTCTTCAGTCGGCTCCTCTTCCTGCGCTTTCTCCTCATCCTCGCAGGCTTCGGATTGCTTCTCCTCTTCCTGATCCTCTTCCTCTTCCCGCTCCTCTTCCTTCGGCTCTTCGCCTTCCTCTTTGGTTTTCCGCTTCATTTCATCGGTTTCCAGCCCCGCCTTGACGCGGAGCGACTTGACGACCGCCTGCACGGCAGCCGAGTTCACAGCGTCGGGGTTGCTCGGTATCCCTACGGCGGAGACTTCCCAGAGGCTTACCTCGTCGAAGATGAGCCCCCCGTTGTCCTTGTTCCGGGACTTGGTGATCCCGAACCCGACGGAGAACCCCACCGGGAGCCCCGCCTCGATCTTGCGGGCGAGCTCATCCGCGAGCCAGTTGTCCGGATCCAGGAACGCGGTGCCGTAGAGGGTGCTCCCCTCGATCTCCCCGTCAACCCACGCGCCGAGCATATCGAGTGCCCCGTACAGGCGAGCGCCGGACTCCCGGAATCCGTGGTCGAGGTAGAGCGGGACCTTGCCGCTCTTGAGCCCCGCGAGCATCGATTCCAACCCCGCGAGGGAGAACTCGTCGCCGTCCCGATCCTCGGTGGTGGAGGAGATCGGGACGCGGATGAGCGTCACCTCCGGGCCGCTCTCGACGAGGCGCGCCTTCCAGACCTTCACCTGTCCGGGCGCGGCGTCGAGGGATTTGGTTTTCAGTATAGGCATCTCTGATCACCTATTCGTCGTTCGAGGAGATGGGTTCAGTCCGGTTCAGTGGTTGCGGGAGCGGCCCGGACCGGCCCATACTCTCTCAGCTGCGGCTGTAGATCGTCTCGATGCCCCCCGCCTCCTCTCCGGTCTCGGGGTCGGTCTCCGATAGGATATCGGCGATCGGCACCCGCCGGACCTCCTCCTCCCCCTGGAAGAGGACGTACTCATCTCCCTCTACAATCAGCCGGTCCGCGTCGATCTCCTCGACGCCGTTGGCCGTGTGGATTCGCATAATCTGTTTTCCTGTCATTCTGTCACCTCAATCGGGTCAAACGCGACCCGGAGGAACGGATGCCTTGCGGCAATCTGACAATTCAGGCCGTGGCAGTCCGCGTGTTTCGTGTAGCCGACCCAGGACGC